TTCCAGCTTGTGGCCAATCCAGCAACTTCTTGTCAACCCATTGATGGTTCTAGCTCTGATCCCGCAGTCGTTGACCATTGTGCTTCTGCGGCTCCTCCTGTTGATGAGTTTGTGCGTGAAACTCATTGGGCTGCTAAAGAACATCGAGAATTGCCTGGTCGTGGCGGTGCCACCAATCAATTCAAGGAAGTGGCATTTGTCAATCCTCACGTGCACAATCGTGCTGACACCGCCACCTACTTCTTGTCTGTTGATAAGCGGCTTAGCGCTAAATCGCAGGCCCAAAATGAGGCAAGGATGAAAGCCTGTTCACGTCGTGACATGTGTGACGAGTTTGACCGACTGGTCCCTCGGGTACCTCGTTGGTCACCTTTGAAGCACTCCGAGTACGTGGACCGTAGTGTAACTGAGTACACATCCACACGAACAAAGGAAGCAGTTTTGTCGAAGCTTTCTGCGCATGACCCTGAGAGGACCGGTTCTGACATCAAAATCACTCTCAAGAATCAGGTGATCAAGAAGGACGAAAAGCGCCATAAGCTTGAGGCAATTCCAGGTCAGCTGGTCCATGAGTATGACATCAGCCAGACATTGAAAGATGCCCCGTTCGCACTATTTCTGGAAGACGAGCTGATTGACGCTTTCCCGTCCAATTTCCTGTTCTACCGCCGTATGAGTCCACAACAATTCATTGACCAATACAAGGCCAGGTGGCGTGCAGACAATGGCGTCTATTCTTCCGACGTCACCCGTTGGGACGTAGGTTGTGACGCCGGAATGTTGAATTTTGACGTGCATGTCATGCGTCGCTGCGGTTTTCCAGCGGAGTATGTCTGTTCGTACATTGAGCGGCGGCTTTCATCTCGCAGTCAACACGGCAACATGGGCACCATGCAAAATTCAGGGGACCGTTACACTTGGTCACTTAATTCCATTCGTCGTGCGGTGGTGACTTCGTTGATCAATGGCGTCACGTGCGATGACACTGTTGCAATCAATGGCGATGACAGTGCGATTGACAGGTTTGCCAGTTCCGCATTCTTCCCTGACTCCCCTTGGGTTTTTAAGGATCAAAATGGCATGCGTGGTGAGTTCAGTGGATTCGAGCTCGGTGGTGCTGTTCCAGAGTACTCTGCTGGAGGCATTTTGTACCGCACCCTGATCCTGGAGTCTCGTGACCCTTCAGCCATGGACAAGTGGGTCAACTATTTAGGGCTCTTGGAGTTCGCCAACCATGACACTCCTGAGGCAGCAGCTGTTGCCATGTCTGCGGAGCGTCACATGAGCCCTGAACTTTTCGGCCGCTACTTGCCGATTTCTTTGCGTTCCTTGTTTCACAACAAGGTTTGGTTTAATTGATAGTTTGTTTTGTTTACCCATTTCGTTTGTTTAGTTAGTTTTGTTTCGGTAATTGAATTTTCCTTCCTACCGGTGTCTTTAATGCCCGGG